ACATGATCAACAGCAACGACGGGCGCGACCCGAGCCGGCCGGACTCGTTTGCGAGTGGCGGCAGCATGGGATTGGGCGGCCTCTTCGGCGGTGGTGGCCTCTTTGGCGGCACCGACGGCGGGGGTTATGGCGGCGGCCCGTCATCCAGCGGCTCGGCCGCTCCATAAGGAGATCGACAGCATGTGCTTTGGCAGCAAGAAATCCAGTCCTCCGCCGCCGGCTCCGGCGCCCGTGGCTCCACCTGCGCCGACCAATGCGCCGGATCATTCCAACGACATTCGAAGCAAGGCGGCGAGTTCGACGACGACCGCGGGCGGCCCCGCGTCGTTCGGGTCGGAGCTGGGCAAGGCGTCGATGGACGAGATCAAGCCAACCACGTCCGGGACGTCGCCCGGACCCATCATGTGAGGTGACCCATGTGCGGCGGTTCCGGCTCTTCAGCGCCACCACAACCCCAGGCGCCTCCGTCACCGACTCCTGTCCGTGACAGCAAGATGGATGCGACCCGCGAGCGGCAGGACGCTTCGCGGAAAAGCGCGGCCAGCGGGTATTCGTCCACGATCCTGACACCGAAGGGTGGCGACACCACGCAGGCCCCGACCTCCAAGGCGACCCTTGGGGGTGATGCAACAGCGGCTAGCCCGGTGCTCGGGAGTTAACGAGCAATGGCACGCGATACGGCCGCGTCTGGCGAGTATGTCCAAGAGCTCAAGGAGCGATACGACACACTCAAAGGCGCGACCGAGCGCGTGAACGCAGAATCGGCGTGGCAAGAGATCGGGGAGCTCGTCTCACCACGCAAGATCGACTTTGTCGGGTCGCGTACGCCCGGCGAAAAGCGGATGTCCAAGGTCTACGATCCGACCGGCATCCATGCGAACGACCTTCTTGCTGCCGGCCTCCACGGCATGGCGACCAACCCGGCCAGCAAATGGTTCTCGCTGCGCATGGTGGCGGGCCGTCAGATCGACGAAGCCGGCGAGCTTATTGACCTGAACGACGATCCGGCAGTGCAGAAGTACCTGAGCCACGTTGAAGACGTGATGTGGCAGCGGATCTACCAGCCGGGGACCAACTTCACCACGGCGGTGCATGAGACGTACCTCGATCTGGGGTCGTTCGGCACGTCGATCTTGTTCGTCGGGCAGCGCGACAACGGCGGACTGCTGTTCGAAAGCCGGCCTCTGTCTGAATGCGTCATGGCGGAGAACGCCGACGGCAAGGTTGATACGGTGTTTCGGAAAACGGAATACACCGTGCGGCAGATGCTGCAGATGAAGCGTCGCGACGGATGGGACGTCAGCGACGAAGTGCAGAAGATGTACGACGACAAGAAGTATGACGAGACGGTGTGCGTGATCCACGCCGTGTATCCCAACGAAGAGCGCGAATACGGCAAGCGCGATCGCAAGAACATGGCCTATGCATCGTGCTACTTCGAGCATGAGACGGGCAAGAAGCTTGAGGACGGCGGGTTCCCGGAGTTCCCGTATCTTGCGGCGCGCTGGAGCAAGTATGCCGGCGAGATCTATGGCCGATCGCCAGCGATGACGGCGCTGCCCGACATCAAGATGCTGCAGGCGATGACGCTGACCGTGCTCAAGGCGGCGCAGAAGATCGTCGATCCTCCGTTGTGGCTCAAGTCTGACGGGGTCGTCGGGCAAACCCGTACGGTTCCCGGCGGCATCAACTACTGGAAGGGCAACCCGAACGACGGCGTGATGCTCATGCCGGTCACCGGACAGGCGCTGCCGATCACGCTCGAGATGCTGGAGGCGGTTCGCAACCGCATCCGCACCACGTTCTTCGTGGATATTCTGCAGATCGTCACCGATCAGGACATGACGGCGACCGAAGTGATGCAGCGCACGGCGGAACGCATGCGGCTGATGGGGCCGCTTGTGGGACGCCTTGAGGCCGAGCTGCTGGGGCCGATGGTGGAACGCGTGTTCGGCATTCTGGGGCGCTTAGACCTGCTGCCGCCCGCGCCGGAGATCATTCAGGACAAGGAATTCACCGTCGAATACGTGTCTCCGATCGCGACCGCGCAAAAGCAGCAGGCCGCGAGCGGCATCATGCAAGCCTTCCAGATTATTGGCATGCTCGGCCCCGACGCGGTGGCGCAGGTGGCCATGAAGAACATGGACATCAACAAAACCTTTCGCTGGGCGTGGGATCTGTTCAACAACGACCCCGACTTGCTCAAAGACAACGAGGCCGTGGCCCAGGCCGAGCAGATGGAAGCGATGCAGAGAAGTTCGGCGCTGGCGCAGCCCATGGTTGGCATGGCGGCCCAAGGCGGCAAGGGCATCAAGGATCTGGCCGGCGCGGTCAAGGCGCTCGGCGATACGCAGGCCGGCGGTGGGATCGACCTGAAACGGCTCATTGGGTCGGTCGGGCAGGAGCTGCAGGACAATCCAGACGCGCAAGCACTCGCGCAAGGAGCGATGAATGGCGAGCTCACCGGGGCGCCGTAACGGCACAAATCGCGCGGTGATCGCGGTTTCTGATGCCTGGAAACAGTTCTACCAGACGCCGGATGGGCGGATTGCCATTGCGCAACTGCTGCTGGCGTCGGGCGTGTATGTGCCGATTGAGACGTCAGACCCGCTCGAGATGGCGCGTCTGAATGGCGAGCGTAACGTTGCGTTGCGGATTGTGCAGATGATCGGGCTCAAGCCCGAAGAGTTTCCAACGCAAGCCGTCGAAGATGAGGACATCATCGCGCGGCTGTACAACCCGAGGCACTGACACATGGCAGATGGTACTGAGCCCGCTCCGACAACTGGTGGAGCACCAGCCGGGGCGACGTTTCTGACCAATGGCGTTCCTGAAGCCCCGCCCGCACCGCCCGCCAATGGGGCAACCGAAGCCATTCAAGGCGCACTGGATGCGCCACCGGAGTGGGCGCCGCAGAAGTTTTGGGATCCCAAGACCAAGACCGTGCGCAACGAGGACATGGGCCGGGCCTATCAGAACCTGGAAAAGCTGATCGGGCGCGAGAAGGTGCCCGTGCCGACGGGTGATGATGACGAAGAAGGGTGGAACCGCTGGTATGCGGCCACGGGCCGGCCGGACACGGCGGAGGACTATCAGTTTGAGCGGCCGACGCTGCCCAGCGAGCTGCCCTACGATGAAGCGACCGAGAAAGCCTTCCGCACGTGGGCGCATGTGAACGGGTTGAACAAGCGCCAGGCCAAGAATCTCTATGACGGCTACGTCAAAACGCAGCTCGAGCGGCATGCCAACTGGCATACAGAACAGTCGCAGGCGCGATCGAATGCCGAGCAGGCGCTGCGGCGTGAGCATGGCCAGCAGTATGATGCGTTCATCACCAACGCGCGCACGGCGATGACGCGGTACGCGGACCCGGACTTCCGCCAGTGGCTCGATTCCACCGGCATGGGCAATGATCCCCGCTTGATCCGTGCGTTTGGGCGCATCGGCAAGGAGATGAACGGGGAAAGCCGGCTCAAGGGCGCGGCACCGCAGCAGGCGGCCTCGTCCCAGGATCTCGATCGGGCGATTGCCGACTTCCGCGGCAAGCATGAAAAGGCGCTGTTTGATCGCTCGCACCCAGATCACAATCGACGGGTCGCGGAGTACAACAGCCTGTTTGAGCAGCGCTACCCATCGTGACCAAGGAAGAAATTCGGCTTGAGCTTCTTCGGCTCGTGCTCCCGAGGGACATTGCTAATCCCGACCTGGAGCGCGTGATCGCAAGGGCCAAGACGCTAGAGGCGTATGTGTTGGCCGGCGCGGGACACGCCAATGAGCCCCCGCACAAACCCGGTCATGCATCGCCTCATCAAGACCGGGCAAAGCCGCTGTTGACGGCTCCGGCGCGCAAGTAGCCTCTCAGAGTACCGCAACGACCGGAGGCCCGCGATAAGCGGACACCCGAAGGCTCGACGCACTCACCCTATCCAGAAACCGTTATGGAGCTGAGGACACATGTCCACTCAGATCACAACGGCGTTCGTCGAGCAGTACAAGGCGAACGTCTATCACCTAGCCCAGCAGAAGGGCTCGAAACTGCGGCGCGCTGTGCGCGTCGAGACTGTCACCGGCAAAAACGCGTACTATGAGCAGTTGGGCGCCACCTCGGCGCGCATCCGCACATCGCGCCATGCCGACACACCGCGCATGGACACCCCACACTCAAGGCGTCGGGTGTCCCTCAACGACTACGATCAAAACCCGGTCGCACTGGCCGCGTAAGCACCAGTGAAAAAGCGCACTAAATTCGGGGAAGCCCGTCATCACAGTAACGAGATGTGATAGGGTAATCCCGAGCTAACCTCGGATGAGGATGTGTAGAGACTATGGCAGCAGCTACCAGAGTTTCTGACGAAGTGCAGGCCGCCGTGATCGGCATGGTTCTTGGTGACGCCAGTCTGATCCAAGCCCAGGGACAAAACGGTGCCTATCTTCAGTTCAGACACTCACTCGCGCAAAAAGACTATGCCCTCTGGAAGGCAGACATCCTGCGCGAGATCACGCATGTTTCGGTAAATGAAAGTGAAGGGTATTTAGACGAGCGAACGGGGAAAAAATACCCGTTTGTCAACGTCAAGACACGCCAACACCCATTTTACACGAAACTGCGGCAGGCATTCTATCCTGTTCGGCATAAGGTCGTAGACCCGTTCTGGCTCAATAAGTTGGATGAACGAGGGTTTGCTATCTGGTATTTCGACGACGGCACAAGCAAGGACTACCACTGTTATCTGGCGACGCTTGGATTCTCATGGCCTGAAAATCAGGTCATCGCCAAGTTCATCTGGGGGCAGTTTAACGTTCATGCTCAAGTGCGGCGTTGGACCAAAGGCAAGCCTATCATTCATATCCCAGCGAAATCGCGCCAGAGACTGAGCGATATCCTCGCTCAGTACGCCGAGCCTGCCAGCATGGGGTACAAGCTACCGTACGTGCGCCCCCTTCGTGGTGAAAACCTGAGGTTCCCCAAGGCTGGGAAACCTCGCGGTTGGTATCCGAAGGGTGATGATATAGTCCGCTCCCCGGAGCAATCCGGGAACTCGGCAGAAATGACCGAGTGAATGAACAACCAGGTGGGCCGACCTCGTTGATGGCGAAGATCAAGTCCGCATGCTCATCGATCCAACCTCGCAGTATGCCGAGGCGGCTTCGATGGCCATGGGTCGCGCCATGGATGATGCCATCATCGCCGCGGCGGATGGCACAGCGTACACTGGCGTCGATGGATCGACGGCGACCGCGTTTGACTCGAACATGGTCATCGGCGTGCAGACCCGGTGGACCGGCGTCACGGCCGCTGACGTCGGCATGAACGTGGCGAAGATCCTCGAGGCCGGCAAGGCGCTCGCGGCTGCCAACGTCGATCCCGACGAAGAGAAGTGGATGGTCCTGAACGCACGGCAGATCAAGTCGCTGCTGATGGACACCCACATCTCAAGCCACGACTACAACGCCGTGAAGCCGTTGGTGTCGGGGCAAGTGTCGATGTTCGGCGGGTTTAACATCATCCCGACCGAGCGCATCGGTGTTGACGCCAACTCCGACGACAAGTGTCTGTTCTGGGCCAAGGGCGGCATGCTGCTCGGCGTCGGCAAGGACATCACCACGAAGATCGCGGAACGGCCGGACAAGAACTTCGCCTGTCAGGTGTTCGCGTCGATGAGCATCGGGGCAACGCGCATGGAAGAAGCCCGCGTAGGCTATTGCCTGTGCGATCCGGGTGGCTCGCCTGAGACCGACATCTGATCCAACCCCTAACTGAAGGAGCTGCACCAATGGCAGTAGTGACGACGTCGGGCTCCCGTATCATGACGGGGCTCACTTCCAGCAACATCGTTCTTGCCGATCCCGGCGAGGGCGGTGGTCGACTGAAACGCTGGTGCGAAACCATCGAGACCGTCGCGGACGACTCGATGACGAGCACCTATCACATGGCTCGCTTGCCATCGAATGCGCGCATCTTCGGGTCATCGAAGATCAGCCACGATGCACTTGGGTCGACAACGGCAACGCTGGCAATCGGTCTGTTCAATACCAGCAGCCGGACTGACTTCACCAACCTCGCCACGGCGCTGAACACCGGCATCGTGGCGTCAACAGCAGGGACCAAGGACCTGCTGAGCGATCGCGTGCACTGGGGCAAGCGGCTGTGGGAGTTCACCACGGCGACGACCGATCCCCGGTGCGACATGGACGTGAAGATTACGATCCAATCGGCCACGGCCCATCTGTCGTCGGGCGCGGGCACGATCACGGTCGAGATCGACTACGCCACGGACTGACACGCACCTAGGGACGGCATGACATGGCAGATCAGAAACTGTTTCTTGCAATGCCGTCCCTGTCGGGGCGACCCGATATCGCAACAGTCTCAGCACTGATTGAGACGCTGGTGTCCCTCAAGGGCGCTGGCGTCTCTGTGCATTTTAAGCCGGTGATTGGGGATAGCATCATCGCCAGGACACGCAACTATCTGGTAGCGGATTTCCTGCGCTCCGACTGCACCGATCTCATCATGGTGGACGACGACCTGTGGTGGCCGGCGAATGCCATCCAGAGGCTGCTGTCGCACCCCTGCGACGTGGTGGGTGGCGTCTATCCCAAGAGGCAGGACGTGCTTGAGTACCCCGTGCGGCGCAAGCCAGGCGCCCAGGTGGATCTGAAAACCGGGTTGCTCGAGGTGGAGTTGCTGCCGACGGGCTTCCTGCGCATCACGCGGACGTGCCTGGAGAAGATGATCCAGGCCAACCCGCAGTTGATGTACCGGGACCAGCATTTTCCGGGCGTGGACTTCCATGCGCTGTTCTGGGTCGAGCTCGGCAAGAGCATCGAGACCGGCGATCCGGCGGTGTGGGGGGAAGATTTCACCTTCTGCCGGCGCTGGCGCGAGATGGGCGGCACGGTGTGGCTCGATACGCTGATCGAGTTCAAGCACATCGGCCGCAAAGCGTGGTCGGGCTGCTATGCCGACAGCATGCCGATTGCCGCGATGTTCGAAGACGCAGCCTAACAAGCGGGGGCGGGGATGGCGATCACGGAAACCAAGATCTGCAACATGGCGCTGACGCGGCTCGGTCATGATCAGATCTCCTCGCTGACCGAGAACACCAAGGGCGCCTCGCTGTGCTCGCTCCACTATGACGTGTGCCGCGATGCCTTGCTGCGTGCCCATCCGTGGAACTTCGCGATTGCCAGGGCCGCGCTGGCGCAAGAGGCGACCACGCCGAACCATGAATACAGCTACCGCTACACGCTGCCGATCGCCTATCCGGTACGGTTTCTCGACGACACGGAAATCGTTTCCGACAAGGACACCGGCTTGATCGAGGTCGACGGCGTGCCGGCGGGGTTCTTGCGGATTTCGACACGCCTGCTGCGGGCGATGGTCGATCACTACTGGCATCTGAAGTACGAAGATACAACGGCATTGAACTGGACAGCCTGGTCGCTGTTCGATTTCCAGCTCGTCGACGGGCGATACTGGGGCGAGGACTTCGTGTTCTGCCGGCGCCTGCGGGCGATGGGTGGCAAGATCTGGGTCGATCCGTATCTGACCTTCAGCCACATCGGCGCCAAGGGGTTCCAGGGCAGTCTGGCGGAGTGGCTGCGGGCGGAGGTGGCGCGAAACTCCGAGACGGTGACCGAGATCAAGCCGCGCGTGCGCGTGAAAGCAGGGGTTGCCTGAGCCATGGCACGAACCATTATCGACAGTGTCGGCGTCAATTCAGAGCCGTGGGTCAACAAGATCCAGGTCGGCAACACGCTGTTCACTGAGGACACCTTAGGGACTCAGGTTTCTCCGGTTCAGTCGGTCGCCGGCCGCACCGGCACGGTCACACTGACGAAAACCGACGTCGGCCTTGGCAATGTCGATAATACGGCCGACGTCAACAAGCCGATTTCGACGGCGACGCAGGCGGCGCTCGATGCAAAGCAGGCGGCTCTCGGGTACACGGCTGAGAACGCGGCCAACAAAGGCGCGACGAACGGCTATGCGGGACTCGACGGCACCGGCAAGGTTCCGGCTGCGCAGCTCCCGTCCTATGTCGACGATGTCTTGGAGTACGCCAACCTTGCGGCGTTTCCCGGCACGGGCGAGACCGGAAAGATCTATGTCGCGATCGATACCGGCAAGGTGTACCGCTGGTCGGGGTCGGCGTATGTGGAAATCTCGCCCTCGCCAGGGTCCACGGATGCCGTGCCGGAGGGCTCGGTCAATCTGTACCATACGACGGGTCGCGCGGCGGCGGCCGCTCCGGTGCAGAGCGTGGCGGGCCGCACGGGAACGGTCACACTGACTAAGTCGGACGTTGGCCTTGCGAACGTCGACAATACAGCGGACGCGTCCAAGTCCTTCACGGCGACGCAGATCAGCAACTCGACGACGGCGGGTCGGACCCTGCTGACCGCAGCAGATGCGACCGCGCAGAGATCCGCGCTCGGTCTGGGCACTGCGGCGACCCTGAACGTCGGCACGTCCGCGAACAACGTCGTCCAGCTTGATGGCTCCGCAAAGCTGCCCGCGATCGACGGGTCCCAGCTCACGGGGTTGTCGGGCGGCGGCACGCAGTGGACCACGGGCGTCGGGCTCATCCATTATTCCACGGGCGGCATTGCGGTCGGCTCGACGGGCGGGGATTTTGGCGGCACGTGGCGCGGTGTGTTCCGGCATGACCAAAATGCTCAAACACAAGTGGGGGTCATCAACAGCAATACGGGCGCCGGTGCGATTGCGTCCTACAATCAGATTACAGGGACCGGCAACAGCTTTCGCGTCGACGGGTTGCATGACAACAGCGGCGCCCCTTACACGCTGGATGAAGTCGGATCGGCGGTGACTGCACGATACTACAGAGGTCCGTATTTCGGGTTCCAGACGATTGTCGGTTCGGAATATTTCTACATATTGCCAGGCGAAGTCAGCTTTAATGGAGCCGTATCTTATAAAACGATTGTTTATAGAACAAACAACATTCCACGATTTCAGGTGGGTGTTAATAATGAAGCCGAGTCGGGCAGCAATGCCGGCACCAACTATTTCTGTAGTGTATTTAATGACGCCGGCTCCTACATCGGCACGCCGCTGTTTATTGAACGCGCGACGGCACGTGTGGTGTTGCCATTCTTCGAAACGTCGCCGACGGCCACGACGTTTTTTCGTGCGCCGACATCAGTCACGCCAGCAACGGCTGACAACACCACACTCCTTGCCACCACCGCCCACGTGCAGGCCAAAATCGGCCTTGCCACATCGCAGTTCATTGCCGCCTTTTACGGCGTCGCGGCCGGCAACTCCGCCGCCACCAACACCACCGCGCTTAATAGCTGCATTGCCGCCGCCGTCGCAGCCGGCGGCGGTGTCGTCCTGCTGCCTACCGGCACGATCGCGCTCAATGCGCTCGCCACCATCGCCGGCAACGGCGTCGTCCTGCGCGGACAGGGCGCGTTCGGCGGCACCACGCTGAGCTTTGCCAACGCGACTGGCGACTGCATCCCGTTCTCGACCAACGGCCGCATGGGCATTGAGGATGTCTACATCACCGCGTCGGTGCGGCGGACGGCGGGGTTCGCGATCAAGTTCTCCGGGTCGTGCTTCACGCCATTCGTGAAGAATGTCAGGATCGACTACCACTGGAACGGCGTCTGGTTCGAGAACGGCTCCGATCACTGTGCGCGCGATCTGATCATGCGCTACATGCTCGGCACCTATGGCGTCCTGCTCGGCGGCGGCTCTGGCGGACTGTACGGTGTGACACTGCAGCAGATCACCGCGGACAACCCCTATCCGGTGGCGATCGCCGGCCGCCGCACATGGGCGTCAACCACGGCGTATTCGACCGGCGACATCCTGGTCTCCAACAACGGGATTTGGCAGTGCGTCTCGGGCGGCACGAGCGGTGCCAGCGCGCCGAGCACGATCCCAGGGTCCGGCCCCAGTGACTGGACGACGACCAATTACACGACCGGATCCACATCGTGGCGATGGGTGTGCCACGCTGACCTGCGATGGGTGACTCAGGATTCCTACGCGTATTCCCTGCGCATGTGGGCCTGCGACCTGCTCAACGGCGCCTATGGGTTTCAGCAGGCCGATGGAGCCAACACGGGATCGTCGTATCCCGTGTGGGCCTACCTGTTCGACGTCGAGTGCGACCATTCCTATTACAACAATGTGCTCCTGGATAAAGGTGAGAATTTCACCGCAGTGGGGTGCTGGTTCGGGTCGTGCCTCACCGGAAATGGCGTGTCGGTCTCCGGCACGCATCGTGGCGAGGTCAACATCTCGAAGACGCGCATCGTGGGCTGCTGGCAGCACGGGATTCTGCTCAACTCCGGCCCCAAGTCGACGCTGATCGAGGGTAACTATATCGGGCTCAACAGTCAGGCCAGCGCCGGGACGTACCACGGCATCACGGTCGGGATCGGCGGCTCGAATTTCACCATCGTCAATAACAACATCGGATACATCCCGACCGGGTCGGGGGCACAGGGATATGGCGTCTCGGTGGGCTCGGGCTCATCGGACTACTACGTGATCACCAACAATATGCTGCGTGGCAATGCGACCGGCGCGATCTCCGATGGCGGTAGCGGCAGCAACAAACAAGTCGGGACCAACGTCTGATGCGCGTCTATCTCGTCGACACCGGCGGCATCGTCAGGGCCGAATTGCACGAGCCCAGCCGAGCCGTCGACGGCCTGATCGCGGTCGCGGCCGACGTGTACGAGGAGGCCGTCGTCGGTCAGCCGCTGCCGTGGCCGCGCGCAACCCGCAATCGGCTCCTGTTGGAAACAGATTTTGTCGAGTTACCGGGCTACGTGAGCCGGCTGACCGACGAGCAGAGGGCGGCGTGGCAGACCTATCGAGATGCGCTGCGGGACATGACGACACGGTTTTCGAGTCCGATCGACGTGCAGTGGCCGCAACGGCCGGACCAGCAGCCCACGGTCGAGACTGTATCGCTGGCGCCGCCGCTGTCGGATCAGGAGCGCACGGCGATGGAGGCCGAGGCGCGTGCGGCGCTCATTG